GGGGCTATGTGGAATTACCAGAGGAGGAAGAATAATGGACGCATTTGCAGAAGGTATCGAGCGGGCCAAGATGATCCGCGAAAAGTATCAGGCCGACATCGACATTCAGGTTTGTGAACCAAAGAACGTGCCGGCAGGCGATGAGTTTATCGAAAGCGGCATCACTTTGCTGCGCCAGCAAGATCCGGCTCATCAGGGCGAGCTGCTGGAGATACGAGGTTACCGCGAGGGTGGTCAGCCCTTCTCCTGCAAGTTTCGTATGCACAAGGGGCAGTCTCTGATGATGCGGGCCGTCAGCGGCCACGGCCACGTCAATAGGTTTGCTGTGGAGCAGATCAAAGACGATGACAATCGTCGCGCTGTCTACAAGCTGCGTGACGTTCACGGCATCTTCAAGATGGAAGACAGTGAACTTCTGACTGAGATCACTGACTGGCTGACCAAGCTCGATGACGGCCATGAGCCAACAGAGAATGAAGAAGTGCGGCTGCGGGCGCTATCAAAGGAGCTGCGCGGTCGCCTCGCAGATGGTTACCAGTCTAATTGCAGGCCACGTGCATATCGCAGACGCCGGTAGCCATGATCAGGGATGAGGCACTGGCAGATGCAGATCGTGAGATCAGCCGGCTTATCGTTGAAGGGCGCGGCCTGTTCTTCATAGCCGAGCTATACGGCGTGCCAGTGCGCCGCCACCAGTCAAAGTATTTCCCCAGCATTGATGCAGCGCATTTAGCGTTGCCAAGCTACCTACAGGGACAACCTGGGACACTGACGCTGGACTATCTCAGAGAGCAACTAGCAGACCTGGTGATGAGCATTGAAGCAACAAGACAGCAGGACAGACCAGTGCGCCGCCTGCGGCCACACTCATTGGATCAAGGAAGGGATGTGGGTCATGTTGGCCAGCGGCCACTTCATCTGCGCCAGAGAGCAATGCCACCTGGCCATCAGAGGGCAGCAGGATGATCGAGCAAGGGGATGGAACGATGGAACAGCGGGAGAAGCTGGGCCAGTGCGTCAAGTGCGAAACAGCCCTGAATGACCCTAATGAGTGCCATATCTGCGGTCTGCGATTCGGAACGCAAGCCCGCCCCACAGCTATATATAGCGTTGTTAGTGACCCTAACCAAAGGCCATCTAAAAAGCCATCCAAGAACCAAAAATCTTGATTAAAAAAAGCGCTATCGAGAGCGCGTGAGCAGGGAGATTGCTTAAGCTATGATTTTATCGAGGCCCGAAAATCCGTCAAGCAAAAAATTGCAAAGGCAACGAGTTCAACAACTTATAGGCCGCGTAGCGAAAAGGGCGAAACACCCTTATCGCACTGCCGTCGATAAACGGAAGAAGAACGAGTTCCTGGTCAGGCAGCAAAAGGTCTTTGCCTCACTGCAGGAAATGCACAGCCTCGACCGCTACAAGCAGATTCGGAAAGCCTACTGGCATATGGGGCCGTTCCAACAGCGCAAGTTTGTCGATCACTGGGAGACGTATTTCTATGAACGTAGAACAGCTTCACGACCTGTTTCTCCAGGCAGCAGAGACTGACAGAAGGTTGCCGCCGGCAACCCGCAAGCAAAAGCTCAGCTCATGGCCAGACTACCCGCTGGACTGGCACGGCTACGGCTGGACGCAAATCGGGCCAACAAGACTGCACCCGACCTCAAAGCAGATCAGTGACTTCGATGAGGCCATGCGCCTCACAAGCCTCATGCCAGAAGACGACCGTCGCCTGGTCTGGGCCGTAGCGCACAGCGCTGCGTTCAGGGCCAGAGGGCCAGCATGGAAGAAGCTGGCAATCATGCTAGGGCTGCACGATCCGCGTATCGTCAAACGCAACTATCGGCACGCTCTCATTGAGCTGCATTACAAGCTCGATTGATCTTTTTCGATAAGGTGGTTGCAAGTGTCTCTAAATCTGGTATCGTTCCTATAGACTGCAACCATATGTGGTTGCGCAACCCTTCCCCAGCTCCCGACGATAGGTTAAATCGGTCTGCCTTTGGCGCCGAGGGCTGGGGATTCATTGCAAAGGTAGATCATGCGTAAGTACCAGCCAGCGCAAGTCGATTGGCCGGCCATACAAGCGCGAATTGAAGCTGGTGAAGGCTTTACAAGCGTTGCCAAGGACTATGAGATCACGCGCCAGGCCATACAGAAGCGCTGCAAGCGAGAGGGATGGCTGAAAGGCAAAGACCGGACAATGGCCGTCAGGCGTGAGCGGTTCAAGCGCAACCAAGCGCTGCAATCAAGTGCAACCATGCAACCTAAGACGCAACCGCAACCGGTTGCAGTAGCGCAACCATCAGCCTTCGTTGTCGACCAGGCAGACAAGCGTAGCGCAGCCCTTGAGCTGCTTAGAGATGGAGTGCCAAGGAAACACGCGGCACAGAGCGTCGGCATTGGCGAAAGCACGCTGCTACGCTGGATCAATGAAGACGATGGATTTGGCGCTGAGGTACGCGCAGCAGAAAGTGCTGCTGTCGCTCTCAGGGTGCGCCGGATCGGCCTGGCCGGTGAACGCGACTGGCGGGCTGATAGCTGGTTTCTTGAGCGAACTCAAAGGGATAGCTTTGGCAGCGACAATGCAAAAGGCGGCGCTGTAAACGTCCAGATCAACATCGAGCGCGGCTCAAAAGGTACGGAACCGGTACGGATAGAGTCTATCGACTAGCGCAAACCCTTGCTGGGCCTGCGTTACAGCGTAGACGACCTCCTGCTTAAGAGGCATTTCTGACACGATGGCCCCCGGGCCTGACCCCCCGGGCCGGCTTGCGCGGCGACGTAGGCGTTATATGAACACCCGCGCTTCCATAAAAAACAGGTTTCTCAGGTTGCACACTGGCCCTCGCATTATTGACCTTGCGCCCTTTGATGGTAGCGGCAGGCGTGCGTTTTTGGACGGCGCTGGTGCATCCATGCTGTCGAGGGACAGGCGTTACTGCACGCAGCAGAATATTGATGAGATTGTCTCTCTGTGCGGTGAGATGCCTTTACAGAGTGTTTGGGTCAACTCTTTGGGTCGTTTGGCGCATCTGGGCGTAACCAACGACCAGTATTGCCTGATGCGTGCTGTTGGCTGGGTATGGCGTGCTGACAATATTGCTGAGTATCGCAAGATGATGCGTTCTCGGCCCACTAGGGATGAGTGGAGTGAGCCGGAGTCTTTTCGCGAGCCTGGTTTTGTGAACAGTGCTGCCGCTTTGCAGTTTATGGAGCGGCATTTTGGTAAGGCGGCACAGTAATGGCAGAGCAAGGTTTCGCCCGGCGCATGATGGCGCAGCGCTTGATGACAGATTTGCGCGACGATCCGTTCAGCGGCAGTCGGTTCTTCAATGCTGGTTCCACGCCGTCTGACTTCATGTCGCCTGACGATGCGATGATGGCTGGCCCGCAGGGCGTTGAGAGTGACCCTAGCGTATTGAGCCGGATTGGCAGTGCGCTGGTAGGCGATACGGACGTTGATAGTTTCTACGTTCTGCCGATTGGGACTACGCCTGAAGGCGACGTAGTGCCAGCGTTCCCCAAGCTGTTGCAGGGTGCTGCGGCGGGCATTAGGGACGCTGCTGGGACTGCTGGCAGGGCGCTTAGCGGTGATCCGCGTTACATACCTGTCAACGGTCAGTTGCCGCCTGCGGTCATTGATGAGATCAACAACTTTGGTCTTTCGGTGATGGGTGGCGGGATGACTGGCGCTAATTTGCTGCGCGGGTCAATCCCAGAGGGTTCTATCGGCATTTTTGCCGGCCGCAGGGCCAGGAACTTCCCTTCCGCTGCCCCTGTTGCTGAAAAAAATCAAGCTCTGTTGAATGAGCAAAGCCGTTTGATGAGTGAGTATCAGTATTTGAGCCAGGAGCTGACCAAGGGCCGGTTTGCCTTGGGTGATGAGCTGACTGACCAGTATACTGCTCGCAAATCTGCATTGATGGATCAGATGGATGTGATTACCTCTGAGCTTGGTAGAACAGAGGATGAAATTCTTGCTGGCTTGGAAAAGCGGTTTGCAGGCACTGATGAAAGGACGTTTTTCCGGCAGACAGACCAGGAGTTTGGCAAGGGCTTGTTCAAGTTGCCTGACAACCAGTTCAGGTTTGAGATTGATGACCGGCCTGCAACTATCAAGCTCGATTTGGATGACGACGCTGACGCTTTGTTCAATGAGATAACTGGCGATGCGTTGGAGCGCGTTTTGCCAAGGACTGAAATGGGCGTCACAAAGCCTCTCAGTGAGTTTTTAGACCATGACGCGCTTTTTGATGCCTACCCACAGTTAAAAGATTACCCAGTAAAAATTAAGTTTGATACGAGTGACGCTTCAAGGGGTTCATTCAACCCAAGGACTAAGCAAATAACGGTAAATCTTGCCGATATGCGCCCACTGATGCCAGAGGTTGCGACAACTGGCAAAGAGCTTAAAAAACGCATCAAATCGACCTTGTTGCATGAAATTCAGCACGCGGTACAAGAAATTGAAGGCTTTGCACGCGGGGCAAACCCTAATGTTAGCAACGCTGATGTTGCCGTTGTGCAGGCCATACAGTCCAAGCAAAATGTAATATTAGCTAATCAGGCCGGTCATAACACATACAACCTGGCCAGAGCCGATTTGGTGAATTTGGGTGGCGCAGAACGCATTGCTTATTATGAACAAAAATCTTTGCAAGATAGCCACCAGCCGCGTCTGCTGTTCAATCAAGCAAACTGGTACAAATATGGCGACGAAATTCGTCGGGAGCTAAGCGATGAGCTTGGCTACACCTACAACAAGCGTAAAAGCCCCAAGCGTGAATTGTGGATATCGGCAGCATTTGCAAAGTTAGCGCAAAAAGAGCGTGATGCAATGCCGGCTTCTGCACGCCTGGCTGACAGTCTTAGCTTAAAAGAAATCAGAAGCCAGTTGGGCAAAGCACAGCGTTTAGCAGACAAGAATTACGATGCTTTTGCACAATATCGCAATGCAAGGCTGAGTTTGGATCAGATTGAGGCCAGCGGCAGATATTCGGGTGAAAATCCACAGAGAGCGATGAATATATATCTTGATTCTCTTGGAGAAGTAGAGCCGAGAATTGTCCAAGCCAGAGCGGAGCCGGGCGTCAACCGCACACTGTTTCCACCCGCTCAAGCACAAGAGGGTCTCATGGAAAACCCGCCGCCATTCGGCTTGGAAAACACGTTGCGCCAACAAGGCGGGTTTTTTAGGGACTGATGCCTAAAACCATCAAGATTGACTATGACCCGCAGCCAAAGCAGGCGTTGCTTCACAAGTGTCGTGCCAAGCAGATCTTGTTTGGCGGCGCTGCTGGTGGCGGCAAGAGCCATGCGGGGCGTTATGACCTGATTGGCTTTTGCTTGGAGAACCCAGGCTTGCAGGCGTTTATTTTCAGGCGGTCACTGCCTGAGCTGGATGCCAACCACATACAGCCGTTGAAGCGTGAGCTGCCGCGAGAGCTTGGCAACTACAATGAGACGCGCAAGCGGTATGAGTTCTTCAACGGCAGCTCGATCCAGTTCCAGTATCTGGAGCGGGACAGTGATTGTGACCGTATTCAGGGAACTGAGATACATATAGCGCTGGTTGATGAGGCGGGTCAGATGACGCCTTATCAGTTGGGTTACATCAAGTCGAGGATGCGTCTGGGCAACTTCCAGCCCAAGCAGGAAGGCTTTTTGCCCCGGCTGGTGATGACGGCCAACCCTGGTGGTCAGAGCCACAATTATTTGAAGGCGCTGTATATCGACCCTGCGCCGGCAGAACAGTATTTCTACGATCACACAATGCGTGATCCAAATGATCCGTCTGACAAGGGCTGGGTGACGATGTACATCCCGGCCAAGATGGCTGACAACAAGTATATCGACCCTTCATATGCTTCTAGCTTCTCGGCGCTGCCAGATGAGCTGGCCAGGGCGTTGCGTGAAGGCGACTGGGATCTGGTTGTCGGTTCGTTCTTTGGCGACATCTGGCAGCGTGATCTTCATGTCGTCAGGCCGTTTGAGATACCGGATCACTGGACTAAGTTCCGCAGTTTTGACTGGGGTTCTGCCTCGCCGTTCAGCGTTGGCTGGTGGGCGGTAGCGGATGACCATGAGTATTTCCCTGATGGGGCGTTGATACGCTATCGGGAGTGGTATGGGGCTGCTGGGCCTAATCGCGGCCTGAGGATGACTGCTGAGGAAGTTGGCGCTGGCATCCGCAGCCGAGAGGCTGGTGAGCGCATAGATTTTGGCGTTGGTGATCCAAGCATTTGGAAGTTTGACGGCGGGCCGTCGATTGGTGAACGCCTGTCCAAGATGGGCATACGCTTTCGCCGCGCAGACAACAGCAGGGTTGCCGGATGGGATCAGGTGCGACAGCGCCTGATTGGAGATGATGGTATCCCAATGCTTTTTGTTTTCAGCGACTGTGTGGACACAATCCGCACGTTGCCAGTGCTTACGCACGACAAGCACAGGGTTGAGGACATTGACACGACTCAGGAAGATCATGCGGCGGATGACATTCGTTACGCTTGCATGGCGAGGCCGTATCAGCGGCGCATACCTGAACTGGAAGAAGACCCTTGGCGACCGCCTACCATTGAAGAAATGATGGAAGGTCTGGAGCGTGCGTCTAAGCCGTCAGGCTGGAGAATGTAATGGCTGAATCCTACGCATATGACCGTGAGCCTAAAGGCAAAGGGGATCGTGCGCGTTACTGGAACGACCAGATCCGGCGGGCGCGTGGCTTTGAGGAGACGTGGCGCAACCGTTGCTATGAGATCATTGATCGCTATCGCGACGACAATCCTGATCGCATGATGCGCGATACGCGCATGAACATCTTCTATAGCAACGTGGATACGCTGAAGTCGGCTCTGTATTTCAAGACGCCGCGCCCCAAAGTACGGCGCCGTTTTCGTGACAATGACCCTGTTGGCCGCACTGTGGCGACTGTGCTGGAGCGTGGCCTGCAGTACCAGCTCGATGTCTACAACTTTGACATGGCTGTTCGGCGGGCGATTGAGGACTATTTGATCGTTGGTCGCGGTGTTCTGCGGGTTACCTATGAGCCGGTGGTGGTCGAGGGTGATCCTGAGATGATCCCGGTTCGCCAGCAGCCAATTACTGGCATCGGTGAGGTTGCGCCAGGCCAGATCGGTGATGTGCCGATTGGCAGCGCGTTTGTAGACGCTGAAGGCAACCAGGTAGACGCCGGCATGGTCATGCAAGGCCCGATGGGGCCGTATGTGCTGGGCGATCCGGTTGAATATGTCGGTGAACAGTCAATCCGGTGCGAATATGTGCATTGGGAAGACTTTGTGATGTCGCCAGCGCGTGGCTGGCCTGATGTGACCTGGATCGGCTTCCGTCACCTTATGACCAGGCAGGAACTGGTCGATTATTACGGCCCGAAAGGCGAAATGATCCCGCTGAGCTATCGCGGCGATGAGGGTGACGCCTATGAGGACAACAAGCAGCCGGATCGGGCTGAAATATACGAGATTTGGGACAAGCGGTCAGGCAAGCAGATCTTTATTGCTGCCGACTATGATGAGCTGCTTGAGGAGTTCGATGATCCGTACAATCTGGACGGTTTCTGGCCTATTCCAGAGCCTCTTTATGCCGTATCGACCACCGATACAACGCTTCCTGTCCCTGAGATCCTGACCTATGAAGATCAGCTCTATGAGCTTGATCTGATTACCCAGCGGATTGCCAACCTGACAGAAGCGCTGAAGCGGCGCGGTGTATATGACGCATCGTTCCAGGAGCTGCAGCGTCTGGCGGGTGCCTCGGACAATGAGTTTGTGCCGGTGGACAACATGGCCATGCTGCAGGCTGGTGGCGGTCTTGCCAATGTGATGCAGGAAGCGCCGCTTGATAATCTTATCAAGGCTCTGGCGCAGCTCTACCAGTCGCGTCAGATCGTGATCCAGACGATCTATGAGATCACCGGCATTTCGGACATTATGCGCGGCTCTAGCGCCAGCCGTGAGACGGCTACAGCCCAGCGTATCAAGGGTCAGTTTGGTGCGATGCGCCTGGTCAACCGCCAGCGTTGCATTGAGATGTTCCTTGACCAGATTCTTGAACTGAAGGCCGAGCTGATGGTCGAGAACCTGGAGCCTGAGCTGCTTTCGCGAATTACAGGCGTTCCGGTATCGCCAGAGGCGGTTGCACTGATGCGTGATGAGCGTCTGCGTAGCTATCGCATCAGCATCGACACTGACGAAAGCCAGGCTGTAGACAGCGCGATTGAACAGCAGCGCCGCACAGAGTTTCTGACAGCAACAGTGCAGTTCCTGCAGGCGATTGGCCCGATGGTCAGCTCTGGTGCCATTGGCTTTGAGCAAGCCAAGCAGATGCTGCTGTTTGCTGCCAGGGCGTTCCCTGGTGCGCGTGATCTTGAGGACACGCTTGAGGCGATCCAGCCCCCGCAAAGCAGGCCCAACCCGGCTGATAAGCTGGTTGAGGTTGAAGCTGCCAAGGTTCAGGCGCAGGCCGACCAGGCTGCTGCTGATGCCCAGGTGAAGGTGGCACGTCTGCAGCTCGACCAGCAGAAGGCGGCGCAAGATGCCGCGTTTAAGCAGCAGAAGCTGGAGATTGATGCTGCCAAGGTGGTGACGCAATGAAGAACATCGAGGCTGTCGGCAAGATCACCTGGCTGATGGGCCACAGCGATCAGCATTGTGATTGGAGCGTTGACGACATCCACCGGTTGATTATCCCGCCGGTAGCGCTGCAGCAGTTCAGGATCTGGCAAGTTGATGAGCATCCGGTCGGTTTTATGACCTGGGCGCTGTTCAACGAGGAAACAGAAGCCGGCTACCTAGATGGCAGTCGCAAGATCCAGCCTGACGATTGGAACGCAGGCGACCGGCTGTGGCTGGTCGATTTCATCGCGCCCTATGGCAACGTGCGCGAGATGGTGCGCGAGGGCAGGGATCATCTGAGATCAATATTCGGCAAGGGCGTCGTTGGCCGCGCCAACCGTTTGCACAGAGGTAAGCTATGGTACGCAGTTACCTGATAGAGAGCCGCATCTGCTTCAAAGGCGATGGCGGTGGCAATAGTGGCGGCAACGGCGGTGGCAACAATGACAGCTCATCTGGAGGCGGTGACGCATCTTTCCGCGACAATGAGCGTCCCGGCCTGGTTTCTCAGGATCGTCCGGTAGGCGGTACGACCAACGTCAGGCAAGCCTCGCCTGGGCCTGAGCGTGACAGTGACCGAGATCCGATTGTCGATATTGTAAGCATGGGACTTGGGCAACAAGTCATCCCTACAGGTGTGCGTATTGGGGATGAAATAGAGATGAACCGTTTCGTTGACCAGCTTGAGCTGGAAAAACGAATGGCACCACCTCCAGCGCCTCCACCGCCCCCGCCCGCTGCGTTGCCGCCAGAGCGGCTTGTGTCTGCAGCGCCGCCGCCAGCCGATAATTCTCAGGTTGAGCTTGCACGGCAGCTAATCGAGCAAGCAGCGCAAGAGTCTCTGGCAAATCCTGACCGGCCAACCCCGCGTGGCTCGCTAGATCGTGCGCCTTTTATTTGTACGCTTTTCAAGCTTGACGAACTCGACATTCTTTCGTTGCACGCCGTTACGGGTGGTTGGGTGCTTGAACATGAGGTAATGTCC